AAGAGGATCAGTCCAACTCGGTGCTGACGTTTCGCCACTGTGTTAACCCAGTGGTTCCACCTGTGTTTCTGCTTCAGGCAATCCGCCTTCGACAGAACCCGTGACCTTGGCATCAAATTCGCCGTTACAATATTGCTTGAACAACTCGTCGTTCTGCTGAGCAATCTCGATCTGTTTTCTAAGCGATGAATTCGCTGATCTCAACGCAGAATGAACACGACGCAAAATTCGATTGCTGTTGCGAAGTTGCTGGAGTTCTTCACGCAAACTCTCAACAGATTCCATCAAGGACGAAATAACAAAGTCCTTGTCTGATGTCTCCTCCGACATATATCCTCCTAAAATTTGATCAAAAATTTGATCACTTCGATTCGCCATTTCCCCGATGGAAGAAGACCGACCGTAATCGCGTCCACATCCGGATTTGCGGTTTTACCCCAGAACAACCCCCGCTTAAAGGCTTTTACTTCCGCTTCCGTTTTGAACTTCAAGACGGTTCTTTTCTCTTTCGCCATTGTCTCCTCCATACGACAAAGGCCGCTCCCACGCTCACGCAGGAACGGCCCTGTCAATTTCTTCGTCGACCCTTACGGGATGACGGTCACAACCACTTGAGCATAGATCATGTCAAATGGATTGCCAGTGCCACTAGAATCGCCTTCGGTGTTGTCGAAGGTCGGGAACTGGACTTCAATTATCGCTTGGCCCGGGTTCAACGCAGTGATAACGAATGATTCGCTACCAACTGAGATGGACGCCGTATCGCTGACAGATGCAACATCAGCCGAATAGCCCGCGAAATTGCTCGGTCTGTAAAACGCCGGGCTCCCTGCGGACGGGTTGTTGTAAGACTTCACAACAATTTCGCCTACGGGGGAGTACGCGTTGTCTTTCACGTCCACTAGGGTCGCGAGACAAACCAGACTAGTTTCATACCCACCATTGGCCCCGACGCTCAAGGTAAGAGCGTACTGGCCTTGAGGAAAACTACTGCCAGCGGTCGCACCGATACCCTGGCCGTTCCCACCGTTTGTTCCGGGATGAACTGTAGAACCACCGCTCGGATTGGTGATAACGGACAAGCCGTTGGAACCCGAGAGATTGATGTAAGCTGCTACACCGAGACCATCCGTCGGATTATGCTGCGGATTAGGATTTGCCATCGTAATCTTCCATTTCAGCACTCTGCTCTATCGGCAGATGTGCAAGGCTAACGGGGCGGACAAGCCGCCCCTTCGATTAGCTGATCGCTGATGCGGCGTCAATCTGACGCATACGGATCGTGGTGTCCGGGCCGAGAGACGTGGTGAAGTGCACTCGGTACGAAGTCCATCCGGGGATCAACCCTTCAGGATCGGCAACCGTCGGCTCTGCGTTCTGGACGATGTTGCACTTTATGTTCCGCCAATCTCCGTCACCGAAGGTCGTATCGTTCTGGGCTCCCAAGTTGATAGCGAAGATTCCATCACGACCGAAGATATAGGTTCGGAGGGCACTCAGACCAGTCACACCTTTGTAGTTGGTGGTCTTGGTCACGAGGTTGGTCTGGAAGAAGTGAACGCCAGTGCTCGGGAGTTCGATGACTTCCTCTAGATCGACAGAAACGAGTTCGTCCATCTTGGCTTGGCCCACCGGGGTGTGCTTCAAGATGTCAATCGGCGAATCGTTGCTGTTGTCAGCCAACACATCGCCAAGGGCGAACGGATGGATGACGCCAACAAACGCCTTGCTGGCCTCGTCGAACGGACGCACGGAGCGACCCGCCAGCGACTGGACGCTGTTACGAATCTGGCTCAGTGACAGGGCCGTGAACGACGTGGTGCTAGACGCTGCCAACTGTACGAGCACACTGGCATCGATGCTGGACGCACCGTCAGCGGTCGCACGCACAAGGGCGGACAAAGACTCGCCCAAGCGATAGGACATTTCCTTCGCCACGTTCTCGACGGTCGAGTCGATGGCAGTTGCCAGGGACAGGGACGAGAAGTTTGCGTAATCGGCATACTCACCGATAGTCGCAGTCGTGGTCAGCACGGAAACGCTCAAGGACGATCCGACAGTCCCTTCGTTCGTCTGGTTAGTGTTTGCAGCCAGAGGAACGTACATGAACATTTCGTACTGGTTACCGCTCTTCATGGGCAGGTCGAGACGCTCGGCACAACGCACGAAGGGGGTGTTCGCCTTCAGGTTCTCACGGAACCGTTTGTCGTAATACTTCACCGTGGACTGGGGCAGGTTGGATAACTGGTTTCCACTAGGGGAAAAACTCATTGGTAGTTACCTTTATTGATTATTGACCGAGTCGGGCTCGACGACGCTGTATCGCGTCTTGTTCGAGTTGGTTGACGACTTTCACAAAGTTCGGATCAGTTTTGAGCCGATGTTTGTATTCGTCACTCGACATCTTGTCAACATCCGCAAGAGTCAACGAAGTTCCGCCCACAGGAAGTGCTCCTGCTGGTGATGCGTTTGACGCATTCAACCCGGACGGTACGTGACTTTGTCGCTTTGCTTGCGGCTCCTGCGTCACCAATGCGGGTGACGTGGTAGCCGGAACCTGCGGTTTCGGTTCCTGCCCCGGTACGACAACCGCAACTGGGGCGGGGGTCGACACGGGTTCCTGATGCACAACAGGGGTTTCTTGAAGCAATCCGGCTTCTTTCAACCTATTCTGGGCGAGTACAAAATTAGCAACGGTCGGCGAGAGATTCCTCGTGCCCAACCAACCCGTTACAAGAGATCGATTCTCCGGGGTGTCTTCGAACCCGGTCGAGTTCACAAACTCGATGTAGTGCTCGACTGCACGATTCTGGACGATCATCCGCTGAACTTCATTGAGCGTGCTTGCCACTACGGCAGGATTCGCTCCGAATACGGATTCGATCAACTGGTCTCGTGCATCCGTGAAACCTTCAGGACTCGCGATACCCTGTGAAATCTTGAAGCGTTCATCGGCACTCAACTCTCGTGGTTTGAATTCCACGACAGATTGGAACTTCTCGGCGTCGTCAATTGTCTCCTCAACTCCGAGGGCTTTCTCCTTGCGTTCTTTACGCAACTGACGCAGGAGGGAGACTGTTTTATCCTGCATCTTCTGGAATTTTTCTTGCTCTGTGCGATAGAGAATGACCTGTGCTCCACCGATAGGCCTATCATTTTCGTCCGTGGGTTGCCACGTATATCGCTGTTCGGGAAGTTCAACGGAGGCCGGAGTTTCAACTACCGGAGCCTCAATTGAAACTACAACCGCCGGTGTTTCAACCAACGGTTTACCATCCGCCGTACGGTCTGGCATCGACGGGTCTTGCTCGGCGTCCAGCCGATCACGCACCGTTGTCGAATCCGCAACCGGAGTGCGGGGTACATCAAAGGTTCCTTCAAGTCTTGATCGTACTGACATATTCTCCTCCTAATTGTCTTAACTTGCTTCGTCGTTCGGATTGGACACAAACTCATTCTGATACGGCGGCTGCTCGGGGTTCTCGGGTGTTCCAATCCCTTGGGCGTTGTAATTAAATTCCACAAGAATCTGTTGGAGCCGCTGAACAAAGCCGATATAAAACATCCCAGCACCCTTCGCGATTGCGTGGTTCGCCAGAATTTCATTCGGATTCGCCGTCTCAGTATTGATGAGTCGGATGTTGAGCAGTTTGACTTCCTGCTCCATCATCTTTTGGATAATGTCAAACCATTCTTGCTTGACCGCAGAGGCGAGAATCGCAATCTGGCGTTCATCAAGATTGAAGGTCATGTCGAGACCTTTTACATCTTCCGTGATTTTAAGCATGTCCCCTCCGGTCATGTTGTGTAACGAAACCCCTCGAAATGAGGGGCTCCGATACAATTTATGTCACAGTTGGCAATTGGCCTTGAATTCCCTTAGGAGAAGGTTCGCCCTCGACAGCCTCGCTCATTCCGCTTGTCTTTGCGGCCTCACGGGTGATGTCTCGTTTGATGCGATTGTCAGACGCTTGGTCTTCCAATTGCTGCTTCTGTTGGAATTGCTGTTGCGATTTCGCTTGGTTGGCCTGAACTTGCTGCTGCATCAGAGCCGCTTTCGAATTCGCCTGGGCTTTCGCCTTCATCGCAGCCGTCATCGGCCTGATGATATCCTGCTTGTTCTTCCACTCGGATGCTTCAAGCCACATGTTGATGATCGGCTTGTAATCGATGTACTCCTCGTTGACTTCAGCGAGTGACTGTTGGATTTGAGGGTTATCGAGAATCTGTGTCAGCATGACCATCGATTGGGCCATCGTCCGCTTCGCCGCTAGGCTCGATCCTGCCAATACCTCGTACTCGATCTGGGCATCGTGGTACTCCTGGATTTTGAAGTTCTCCAAGAAATCATTGCCCATCTCTTTGCCGAGAATGTGTAGAATCGCAGCAT